TGCTAAACTCTGGAATTACAAAGTTTCGGACTATGACCCAGGAGAACCACTCCTCATCGGAGGAGAAAAAAACTAAAGAACTGGAAAAGAAAGTAGAAAATTTAGAAAAAATATTAGAACTACAAAGAAAAACTATCGAACATGACAAAAAATTTGGTAAGTATGAAATGATGTAATTATGGAAGACATTTATTTAGGTAATCCCAATCTAAAAAAAGCAAATGTTCAGCAGGAGTTTTCTCAAGAACAGATACTTGAATTTATGAAATGTGCAGGAGATCCTGTATATTTTGCAAATAATTATATGAAGATTGTTTCTCTTGATGAGGGACTTGTTCAATTTAAACCTTATGATTTTCAAGAAAAATTAATTAGAAACTTCCACGAGAATAGATTTAATATATGTAAGATGCCTCGTCAGACTGGTAAGTCTACTACGTCTGTAGCTTATCTCTTACATTATATTGTTTTTAATGATAGTGTGAATGTAGGTATTCTTGCAAACAAAGCAGCAACTGCCAGAGACTTGTTAGGTAGATTACAAACTGCTTATGAGAATTTACCCAAGTGGATGCAACAGGGTATTATATCTTGGAACAAAGGTTCTATGGAGTTGGAAAACGGATCTAAGATATTAGCAGCATCTACATCTGCTAGTGCGGTTCGTGGTATGTCATTTAACATACTATTCCTTGATGAGTTTGCATTCGTTCCAAACCATATTGCAGAAGCATTCTTTAGTTCAGTTTATCCTACTATTACTTCTGGTAAAACAACCAAAGTAATTATGGTTTCTACCCCTCATGGTATGAACCATTTCTATAGGTATTGGCACGATGCAGAAAGAAGGAAAAATGAATATGTCCCAACTGATGTACATTGGTCCCAAGTTCCTGGCAGGGATGATGAATGGAAGAGACAAACTATTGCTAACACATCTGAACAGCAATTTAAGATTGAGTTTGAGTGTGAGTTCTTAGGATCTGTTGATACTCTTATTGCTCCATCTAAACTTAGATCATTTGTTTATGAAGCGCCTATTATAAGGAAAGCAGGATATGATTGTTATGAGCAACCTATAGAAGGTCACGATTATGTAATGACTGTTGACGTAGCAAGAGGAGTTAGTGAAGATTACTCTGCTTTTGTGGTTGTAGATATTACAGAGTTCCCTCATAAGATTGTGGGTAAGTATAGGAATAATGAAATTAAACCTATGATATTCCCTAATGTAATTTGGGAGGTGGCAAAGAATTATAATAATGCATTTATAATGTGTGAGGTGAATGATATTGGTGATCAAGTAGCATCCATTCTAAACTTTGATCTTGAATATGAAAATTTATTGATGTGTTCTATGAGAGGTAGAGCAGGTCAAGTTGTAGGTCAAGGGTTTTCTGGTAAGAAGACACAACTTGGAGTTAAGATGTCCAAGACAGTTAAGAAGATTGGTTCTCTTAATTTAAAGTCTCTTATTGAAGCAGATAAATTAATATTCAAAGATTATGAGATTATATCTGAATTAACTACCTTTATTCAAAAGAGTAATTCATTTGAGGCAGAGGAAGGTTGTAATGATGACCTTGCTATGTGCTTGGTAATATTTGGTTGGTTAGTTCAGAGTGATTACTTTAAAGAACTTACAGATCAAGATGTAAGGAAGAGATTATATGAAGAGCAGAAGAATCAATTAGAGCAAGACATGGCTCCATTTGGTTTTATTGTTGATGGAACTGATGAAGATAATTTTGTTGATAGTGAGGGTGATCGATGGTTTATAGATAATGGGTCAATGGACACATCTGCTTCTCCTGCTTCTTGGAATGCTGATGAGTATGGTGACAGATCTTACAACTGGGAATATCGGTAATGGAATTTGACAAGCAACTTAAATTAGGACATTTGTTGCTTGTAGATAGAAAATGTAGAACTTGTGGAGAGATGAAAAATCTCATAGATGGTTTTTACAGAACAAGAAAAAGTAGAGGAGCAGTTCCATCCTCTTACTCTTATGAATGTAAGATTTGTACTATAAGAAGGATTGTAGATAGACGAAAAAAGAAACCATTTAGTGATTGGTCATATCCAGACTGGTAGTGTTCACTCCATGTTTCCCCGCTGAAAATAACCTTTTGAATAAATATTTTCAGATAAACTGAGACTCGGAGAAAGACAACATGGCCACTCCTCAATTATCTCCTGGAGTACTGGTAAGGGAGGTTGATTTAACAGTAGGAAGAGCTGAGAATGTATTAGACAATATCGGTGCTATTGCAGGACCGTTTGAAATTGGACCTGTCGATGAGGCAATCGACATAACTACTGAAGAAGATTTAGTTAATACTTTTGGTAAGCCAATAGGAACTGATTCACAATACGAATACTGGATGACAGCATCGTCATTCCTTTCATATGGTGGTGTTCTTAAGGTAGTTAGAACTGCTGGTAGTAATCTTAACAACGCAAACGCAGGTGTTGGTGTTGCTTCTACTGCTGTTCTTAAAGTTTACAACTATGATGATTATCTAAACAATCATCAAAGTGATGCAACATTTAGTTATGCTGCTAAAAACCCAGGAACTTGGTCAAACACTCTTAGGGTTTGTCAGATTGATGATCTTGCAGACCAAAGAATTGGTATTAGCACTAATAACCTAGCACTTGCTGGTGCTACTGTTGGATTTGCTGTTACTGCTAATATAGACGGAGCAATTATTCCAGGAATTGGAACCACAGGTGGATTTACTGGATTCCTTAAAGGAATTATTACTGGTGTAAACACCGATTCAACCAACTCTAATTCTACAGTTGATATTAAAATTACTGATAGAATATCAGCAATTGGTGGTATAACATCTTACTTCCCAATTGACTATGCAGAAGGAAATAGCATAGCTGCATTTACGTCATCATCTGCTGTTCAGTTCCTTAATAACTCTGGTGTTACTACTGGACACTCTGCTAGTGCAGCATATACTCCAGCATCTGTTAAAGACTGGTATGATGAGCAGACACTAGGTTTAGTCAATGCAACAACTTATTGGAAGACAATAGCACCTAAGCCAACCACTAGTAACTTTGTTAGTGAGAGGAAGGGTAAAAACGACCAAATGCACGTCGTTGTTGTTGATGATACAGGTAGAGTAACTGGAATCAAAGGAAATATTATTGAGAAACATCTAAACCTTTCTAAGGCAAAAGATACAGTTTCTGCAGTCAATCCTCCAGATAAGACATACTATAAAGATTATATTGCGTTATATTCTAATAATATCTACGCGGGTATTAACCCATCTAATGCTAAAGATAGTCAGTGGGGCACATCACCAATTGCTTCTGGATTCTCAACAGCATGTACTGCAGTCACAACTGGAGATGGTTTATGGGGTCAAGATGCACAGGGTGTTACATACAGTGTTCTAGGTAATATCTCATACGAATTATCTGGTGGTCAAGACTACGGTTCAATCCCAGCTGGTGAAACAAAAGGTGGAATGAAGGCTACATTAGCTGATCTAATGACATCTTATAGATTGTTTAGCAATAAAGATGAAGTCGAAGTTGACTACTTAATTATGGGACCAGGTTGTGCAGTAGAATCTGATTCTCAAGCAAAGGCAAATCAATTGCTATCACTTGCTGGAGAAAGAATGGATTGTATGGCAACAATCAGTCCACATAGAGCAAACGTGGTTAACATCACTAATACTGATACTCAAACCACTAATGTGATTAACTTCTTTAGTCCACTTTCTTCATCATCTTATGGTGTATTTGATAGTGGATACAAGTACATGTATGATAGATTTAATAATAAATTCCGTTACATTCCTTGTAATGGAGACGTTGCTGGTCTTATGACTCGCACAAATATTGTTGCTTATCCTTGGTTCTCTCCTGCAGGTCAGCAACGTGGTGTTATTAATAATGCAGTTAAACTTGCATATAACCCATCTAAAGCACAGAGAGATAAGTTATATCCACAGAGAATTAACTCATTCATTACCACACCTGGTATTGGAACATTACTCTTCGGTGATAAGACTGCACTTGGATATGCATCAGCATTTGATCGCATTAACGTTCGTCGTTTGTTCCTTACAATTGAGCAAGCACTCGAAAGAGCAGCACAAGCTCAACTCTTTGAACTTAACGATGAGTTAACAAGAGCAAATTTCCGCAATATTGTGGAACCATATCTACGTGACGTTCAGGCTAAGAGAGGATTATTTGGATTCCTCGTTGTTTGTGACACCACAAATAACACACCTGATGTTATCGATAATAATGAATTCCGAGCAGACATCTTCCTGAAGCCTGCGAAGTCAATCAACTATGTTACTCTTACATTCGTTGCTACCAGAACTGGTATCAGCTTTGAAGAAGTAGCAGGTCGAGTTTAACCTTTAGCTCTAAATAAAAACAGGAGGATTTAATCAATGGCTACAAGCAGAGCAAACAAAAGCATATCTGATTTTAAATCAGCACTTATTGGTGGTGGTGCAAGACCCAATCTGTTCGAGGTAGAGTTAACTACTCTACCTGATGGAGTTTCAGGATGGGATGCAGAAATTTTCAGATTTATGTGTAAAGGGGCATCATTACCCCCACAAACTATAGCATCAATTGATGTTCCATTTAGAGGTCGTATTTTTAAAGTTGCTGGAGACAGGACAATTGATCCTTGGACAGTAACTATTATTAACGATGAAGACTTTCAACTTAGATCTGCATTTGAGAATTGGACTCAACAGATTGCTGATTTGTCTACAAACCTTGGAGCAACTGATCCATCTGCATATATGACGAATGCTAAGGTATTCCAACTTGGTAGAGGATCTAGTAAAGCAAGTCAAGACAGTGGTGGAGATTCAAATGTCGTATTAAAAGAGTACGAATTTGTCGATATATTTCCAACAAGTGTGTCAGCTATTGACTTATCTTACGATACAGGTGATACTATAGAAGAGTTTACCGTAGAATTCCAGGTTCAGTCACTTAATTTGGCTGGAGCAGGGTCTCCTAACGGTTAATAAATAGTAAAAAGTTAGAATAAATTATGGCTAAGTTATTTGGATTCTCGATAGAGGATACTGAACCACTATCTCCAAATGCGGTCTCTCCCGTTCCTCCTAATAACGAGGACGGGAATGACCATTATTTGAGTAGTGGTTTTTTTGGGCAGTATGTAGATATAGAGGGTGTTTATAGAACTGAGTTTGATTTAATCAAAAGATATAGAGAAATGGCGCTTCATCCTGAAGCGGATAGTGCGATTGAAGATATTGTAAATGAAGCATTGGTTTCTGATAGTAATGATCAACCAGTACAGATTAATTTAGATCACTTAAATGCTAGTGATGGTATAAAGAGTAAAGTTAGAGAAAATTTTAAATTTGTATTAGACTTATTAGATTTTGATAAAAAAGCACATGAAATTTATAGAAATTGGTATGTAGATGGTAGACTTTTTTATCATAAAGTTATAGATTTAAAAAATCCTCAAGAAGGTTTGCAGGAGTTGCGTTATATTGACGCAATGAAAATCAGATATGTAAGGCAAGAAAAGAAGAAAAAGGGTGATCAATTTACTAGGGGAGCAATTACAGGATTAAATACTGGCAATCCAGAAGAATATGAGTTTCCTGAATTAGAAGAATACTACGTATATACTCCAAAACAATCATATCCTACTAACAGTACTGCTAATGGTGGTGGAAAAGGTTCAATTAAAATTGCAGCAGATGCTATAACATACTGTACATCAGGTTTAGTTGATAGAAATAAGGGATCAACTCTATCATATCTTCATAAAGCAATTAAATCACTCAATCAATTAAGAATGATTGAGGATAGTTTGGTTATATACAGATTATCAAGAGCACCAGAAAGAAGAATTTTCTACATAGATGTAGGTAATTTACCTAAAGTCAAGGCAGAGCAATATCTCCGTGACGTAATGATGAGATATCGGAACAAACTTGTCTACAACGCCGACACAGGAGAGATCCGAGATGACAAGAAGTACATGTCAATGCTTGAAGATTTCTGGTTGCCTAGAAGGGAAGGAGGTCGTGGAACTGAAATTTCTACTCTTCCTGGAGGTCAAAACCTTGGTGAAATCACGGATATTGAGTACTTCAAAAAGAAATTATATAGGTCGCTCAATGTACCCACATCAAGAATGGACGGAGAAGGAGGATTTAACTTGGGAAGATCCTCAGAGATATTGAGGGATGAAGTTAAATTTAGTAAGTTTGTTGGACGTTTAAGAAAGAGATTCTCCAGAATGTTTAATGACATGCTGAGAACCCAATTACTCCTAACGAACGTAATTACTCCTGAAGACTGGGAAGTAATGAGTGAACATATTCAGTATGATTTCTTATATGATAATCATTTTACTGAATTAAAAGAGACAGAATTATTGAATGAAAGATTAGCATCTCTTGCTACTGTTGAACCTTATATTGGTAAATATTACTCTAATGATTGGGTGAGACGTAATGTATTGCGTCAAACTGATGAAGAAATTAGAGAAGAAGATGAGAAGATTGAAGAGGAAATTGCAGATGGTACAATTCCTGATCCTGCTGAAATGATGTTAGATCCTGAAGGTACTGGTGGATTAAGACCAATGCCAATGGATGATTTAGGAGATAGTGCTGCTGGTGGTGAACCAGATGCTGCATTAAGATCTATGAATGTAGATAGTAAAGCAACAACTATGGATGCAAATATAGCAAAACCTAAAGGTGGAGAGATCTAGTGACTACTAGAAGAGAGAATCAACCACATTTTCAAGTTAAATTATATGTAGATGATGCAAGATTGATTTATAATGCAGTGAATTTTTATGAAAAAAATAGACCTAAAGACTCAGAAAGACCAGATTATATGCAAGAACCAATTGATCATATTGAATGGATGAAACGTTCTATGCAAACTTTAATGATGGAGGCTAGTTATCAGCAGAATAAATAGTGTCTAAATAGAATATAGTTACTCATTTGACACTATTACGATGGATGAACTTATGGATATGATTGCTGCGGATGATTCAGCTTCACAGGTTAGCGATAAAATAAAAGATATTTTATATGCAAAGTCAGCTGAAAGAGTTGATGGATATAAGCCTAATGTAGCTAATTCATTATTTGGTGATCAAGAATCTGCAGATGAGATTGAAGCGGAAGTAGATGCGGCTGCTGCAGTTATTGCAGGACAACCAGAAGCAGAAACAGAAACTGAAGTTGAAGATGAAGCAGAAGAGTAATTCTATAAATAACTAGTAAATGAATTTTAATACTATAAGGTTTGTATAAATGGCTCTCAATCCCGTAGGAAGCGGTTCCTCACTTACAGTATCTACAGATACGGCTAAGGTAATTGCAAATGGAATTGCTCAACAATCTGATACCTTAAGGGTCACTCTTGTGGGTGCATCTGGATTAGAAGGTGCTCATATTAAAGTGGGTGAAATGCCAACTGCAACAACTGCAGATTTTTATTTGGTTAAAGGTGAAACTGCAACCATTAATATTCACAGACCAGCTTCTCAAAGAGTAATTGGTATTACTACTGGATCAACAACAATAATTCAGTTTCCTGAAGGAACTGGAACACCATTTGGTGTTGGTAATAGTGTGAGTATAACAGCAACAGATCAAAGTTATTATGATGATATTATTAAAGATTCATCAGTAACTGCAGTAGATAATTCTGCTGGTGTTGGTGGTGCTTTTGGCACTAGAATAACACTTGATGCTGATACTTCTGGTATTAAAACTGATGTTAGCACTTATGCTACTTTGAGAAATTCATTTAAAGTTAGTGCTCTAGCTAAAGGCAATGCTGCTGATGTAACTGGTGCATTATATTATCAACAAGTTCAAGTTACAGGGGAAGCCTGATGAAACTCATTACGGAAGAAATTGAATCAGTAGAATTTCTTGTCGAAAATAAAAATGGCAAGAAGTCCATGTATATTGAGGGTGTTTTCTTACAAGGAAACATAAAGAACCGTAATGGTCGTATGTATCCAATGGAAACTCTTAGGAGAGAAGTTGGACGTTACAATGAAAATCATGTTCAATCTGGAAGAGCACTTGGTGAACTTGGTCATCCAGAGGGTCCAACCGTTAATCTCGATAGGGTCTCTCACAAAATCGTTTCTCTTAAGGAGAGCGGACAAAATTTCGTTGGTAAAGCTAAGATTCTTGGCACACCAATGGGTAAAATTGCATCTTCACTTATTGACGAAGGTGTTAAATTAGGTGTTTCTTCAAGAGGAATTGGTTCACTGAAACCAACCCGTGAAGGAATTAATGTTGTCGGTGACGACTTCATGTTGGCAACTGCTGCTGACATCGTTGCTGATCCTTCTGCTCCCGATGCATTTGTTGAGGGAATTATGGAAGGTAAAGATTGGGTCTGGGATGGCAGTATACTACGTGAAAAGTATGCTACTAAGACATATAAAACAATCAATACACTAGTTGATCAGAAAAAATTAGACGAGCAAAAACTCTCGTTATTTAATGATTTCTTATCAAATTTATAAATATTCTAAATAAATATAGATTTAATAACGTATAAATCGGAGCGGTTCAAAATGTCTCGTGGCACAAAACTACAAAAGATGGAAGAAGAAGTGAAGCAATCCAAGACTGCTGTTAATGCAAATGCAAAACCAGCAGAACCTATGGAGAAAGGAGCACCTTATGAAGACTTAGGTGGTCCAACCCCTGAAAACTATAGCCCTACTAATGATAGTGCTAAGTTAAAGGAACCTGGTGGATCATTGAAACAGGTATCCGATGCTATTACGAATCGCAAAGGAAAAACTCTAAAGCAAGGAGACGAAGCAGAAGTGACTGACGAACAAGAAGTTGTTGCAGAAGAACCTGCTACCGAAGTAGAAGAAATCGTTGCTGAAGAGGAGACTGTAGAAGAGACAGTTGAAATAGACGTTGAAGATGACGTTAATGCACTTCTTGGTGGTGAAGAACTATCAGAAGAGTTTAGAGCAAAAGCAAAAACAATCTTTGAAGCTGCAATCAATTCTAAAGTTGCAGGTATAAGAGAAGAAATCGTCAGAGAGCACGAAGAGAAGCTTTCTGAGGAAGTAGAAGAAATTAAGGTAGAACTACAGGAACGTGTAGATTCTTACCTTGAGTATGTTGCCGACGAGTGGTTCGTTGAGAACCAACTTGCCGTTGAAAACGGACTTAAGGCAGACATGACCGAATCATTCCTTGAAGGAATGAAGGGTCTTTTTGAAGAACATTATGTACAAATCCCTGAAGAAAAATATGATGTCCTTAAGAGTATGGTAGAAAAACTTGATGACATGGAAACCAAGCTCAATGAG